TTCAACTTGTAATTTTCTTTCTACTGATCCACCTATAGCTCTTGAGGTAGCTGTTCCTATAGAAATATGTCCCCCAGAATCAACCCTTAATTTTTCTGTTCCAGCTGTTTCAACAGAGAATGTATCGGCAGCTGGAAATCTTATTGCAGTATTTGTATCTCCAGTATGAACAATCTTGTCAGGTATTGTTAAGTCTCCACTAACAATCGGAGAAGTAATAGTGGAACTATAAGAAAGAGTACCTCCTCCATCTGTAACCAAAACTTGTCCATTACTACCTTGACTTGTAGGAAATTGTGCTACCTTTGTTCCGTCAGATATAACTGATATAGTCCCAGAAGCTGTTCGTGTAAATCCAGTGTTTGTGTCCTCACTAAAGGTAATAGAGGGAAAATTAATTGATCCATCAGGAAAAGTTCCTCCAGCATTCACATAATCTGCACCTGCATAGATTACTCCAAAAAATGCATGACCATTTGTAGGAGCAGAACTAAATACAATATTTGTTCCTAGTAATTTAAATCCAGCAGAACCTGTAGGATCTGGCTCCTGAATAACTCCATTTACTGATATTAATAACTGTTGTTCAAATTTTGGAAAAGGAACAGGTGTTGCTCCTCCGACTTGTAAAGCAAATGAAGTAGTACTTCCATTGAAACCACTAGATATATCATCTATGATCTTGTAATCTTCATTACTTCTTACGTCATTTCCTATATATGCCATAGATAATTAACTACGATATTCTTTTTCTCCTATTATTTTAAGGTCAGTAATCTTTGGAACTATTAGGTATTAGGTCCTTCAGTAGAGGGCTGGACAGGCCAATTGACTTGATCAGCTGTTTTATCTTTATAAGTTTGAGGAATATCTCTAAGGTTTTGTCTGTAAGCTGACCATTGAGCCTGATCTACTGTTGATCCTGGTGTTACAGTCCAGTCAGTTGACTTTAATAAATAATTTCTTTTCTTTCTCACATTTTCCCAAGTATCATCTTCTAAATCTAATACCTTGTATTCATGTATCTTTTCATCTAAAACAGCAACCTCAGCTTTAAGTATCTCAAATTTATCTAATAAATTTGTGAGATCATTATTACTTGTTAAAGGCATTTTAAGTTTGCTCTAAATAACTTACCGAAGCATCTAATGCACTTGCCGTTCCTGAGTTTATTCTCAATACATCATTAGCTTCCATTATTATTTTTGATCCGGCTATTATTTCTAATGAAGATCCTGCAGGTACTGGAGCATTTCTAATTAAAAAAACATCATCTCCAGAAGATGTAACTAAGAAAACATCCACGTTAGCACTAGTGCCTGTCTTATTAGAAATCAAACAGCTTAGTAATACTAATGTTGCTGAACCTCCTGCAGTAACAACATTAGTTCCTGAGTTTCCAGTTCCAGCATTACTGACTGAAGATTTCGTATCAATTTTGAAGGTATTTGCCATATTATCCTAAAGCAAGTATAAGAGCGAGTGCATTTGGGCTATCTAAATTTCCAGTAACAGTCAAGTCTCCTGTAACAGAAAGATTGCCATTGTTTGGAATTGTAATAGCACCAGTTGAATCTATTGTAAGCCTTGCAAATCCACCAGTTACTAGTGACAGTTGATTGGCACCTGGACTTATAATTCCTGTATCTGGATCTCCTGCAAATTTAAGAGCACAACTAGATAATGAACCTAATGCAAAATTAGAATTAGTTGCGTCTTCTTTTAATAATGGGAACCCACCGGCCTGCGTTGCATCATGTATGCAGACAGTTCTTTTTTCAGTGTCTACAGTTACTTCACCTACTGCTCCTGTAAAAGCAGAATGTTGTCCGGTTGTTCCTCTTCTAAATTGTACTTGAGTTGCCATAATACTATCCTAAAGCCACTGCTATTGCGGTGGCAAAACTTTCGGTACTTACCGTGCCATCCGTAGCTGGTAAGGTAAGAGTTACATCAGCTGTCGAAGCTGGTCCTTTGAGAGTTGCAGCATTAGTTCCGTTATCTGTATCCTCTTTAAAAATAATACTTCCAGCAGAATTAGAAGATCCTACTAACACAGGAGCATCCAAACTTTTATTAGTTAAAGTCTGAGTTCCTGTGAGAGTTGTAACGGTTGAATCTATTGCAAAGGTGGCGGTGGTTCCTGATCCACTTGTATCTATTCCAGTTCCACCAGTAAGAATTAATGGTTCAGAATCTAAATCAACATCGAAGTTTCCAGAATCTGTTTGTACATCTAAATCTTCAGCAGTAAGTTGAGTATCAACATAAGCTTTAATACTTTGTTGAGAAGCAACTTTTGTGGCTGAGTTACTAGCCATATCATCTTCATCTAAGAAAGCAGATCCACTTAGTCCTGTATTTAATACAGGACTGGTTAAAACAGGACTCGTTAAAGTTTTATTTGTTAATGTCTGAGATGCTGTTAATAAGACTAAAGTTCCATCAACATCTGGAGCAGTTAATGTTCTTGTAGTGCTACCAGATATTCCTGAGCATTCAAAAGCAAGTTGTTTTGTATTATCTGAATTATCTCTGATTCTGAATCCACTGTCGTTAGTTACAACTGCAGTGGAAGTTACAGAAGCTAAACCAGTAAGTGTCGTGCTACTACTGCCCAAGGCAATAGCAGTGCTACCAACAGTAACAGAACTGTTAGCAAGTTTGGAGTTGGGAATAGCATTGGTTGAGAACTCTCCTGTACTTGAGTTATAAGTTAATCCTGATCCAGAAGCAATACTTAGTGTGCTTAATAACGCAACCGTTCCTGTAGCATCAGGAAAAGTAATTGTTCTATCAGTTGTTGGATCAGTTACGGTAATACCAGTTTCAAAGTCATTTGCAGTTGATCCTTCAAAAGATATTATTCCGTTGGCTATTTGTATTGAATTTGCAGAATCAGTGGCTCCAGAACGTAATGCTGTTGTAGCAATTAAACTTGAAGAAGTTAAAGTATTTAAGCCTGCGATAGTATTAGCAGTGGCTCCAAGACTGACAGATGTTGAACCAATAGTTACAGCTGAGTTAGCTAGATTACTGTTAGCAATTGATGATGCAGTTGATAATATAGTTCCTGTTTCATTTGGTAGAGTAAGAGTTTTATCTCCACCTGTGGCATCAGCTACAGTAAGAATTGTCTCATTTGCATCGGCTGTTGATCCTTCAAAAGTAATACCGCTTGAACTAAGAAGTATATGATTTGATGCACCTGGAGTTTCTATGTTAAGTGTAGAAGTCGTTATAGAATTCATACCTCCAAGATTTGTGGTGCTTGAACCAAGTGCTACTGAAGTATTTCCGAAAGTTACATCATCATTAGCAAGTTGACTATTTGGTATTGCACTAGTTCCAAACTCTCCTGTTCCAGAGTTATAAGTTAATCCAGAACCACTGGCGATACTGAGATGTGCTCGTACTTCAGCAGGTGATGGTCCTGTATATGTGATTACTCCTGTGGAGTTATTGTATGCAAGACTTCCATCTCCTGAAACATCTGTAACAGAAATAGCTGCTCTTGATCTTGTATTTGTATAATATAAATTTGTATTTTCAGTCAGATCGGCTGTAGTATTACCAGCAAAATCCAGCTTATCTGTGGGAGTATTTACTTCTTGAAATAAACCACTTACCAGCGTAATTGCCTTACGAGTTGCCATCTTTTAACTACTACTGTTAGTTTCTTATCTAGTAAAAAACTTTTATTATTCTTCTATTTTATCTTTAACAATTTTAGCCAAGCTGAATTGGACGCTTTATTCTAACCACTAATTCACTTGTATTTGGAGCTTCACCTACAAGAGTTAAAAATTGTCCGGCTGTAGTAGGAGGAGTCTTAGTGATTGCTCCTGCACTTAAAGCTGATAAAAAGAATATATCTCCAGCATCTAATGTTTGTGTTCCTGCAGCTACTTGACCAGAAACTATTACACGGACAGTCTGTCCTGCAGTCTTTGTAGTTTCTGCAAATCCTGCAACAGTGGCCTGATCCAACGTACCGTTTGCAATTGCTTTACCTACCTTACCATCGGAAATTCTGGAATATATTGCATCTCCCTGTGAAACATTTTCGAATGCTTCAGCCTGATATCCTACTACCTTAGACACTACGGTAATAGGTATTGTTTTTCTGAAGTCTTCTAATATAGCAATTAAACCTTCTACGTTAGCTGCATAAGGTTCTAAATCTTTTACATTAGCCATTATCTTAAAAGAACTGGAGGTTCTATATGAATTGCAAAGTCAGTAGCAGTAGATGCTTCTCCTACACGAGTAATTGCTTTACCTGCACCAGAAGGTGGAGTTGTTGTAATAGCTCCGGCAGTTGAATCAGATAAGAAAAATAAATCACCTGGATTTAAAGAACTTAAAGTTTTAAGACCTACAACAAGTACTTTCACAACGCTGTTTGCACTGACAGTTGAATTAGCAAAACCTATAACTGTAGCATTTTCTAATGTTCCATTAGCTGCACTTGCCTTTCCTACCTGACCATCAGAAGTACGCATAAATAAAGCATCACCATCAGTAACATCCTGAAATGCAGTTGCATTAAATCCTACCTGTAATGGAATAAAATTAGGAAAACCTTCTTTTAAATCCAGTAGTGCATCTACTAAGCCACGAAAGTTATTTGCATATGGTGAACGAGTCATAGTAAATCCATTAGCAGTTAATAAATCTACCAGTACTTTTATTGCACCTTCTATATTTGGTTCTCCTTGTGCCATATAGTTTGAACTATTTATATAGACATTCTAAGTTGTTAAATCCCTTAGAATATAGATAAAGAGAAACAAAGATTTAATGGACCCAGAAATTATTGCTATTGCTGTGACCAGTGGACTAGCAGCTTTCACTGGTGTTATCAAATCTTTAAATGGATTTAATGATAAAATCCAAAGAAGATTCAATAAACTACAAGACGAAATTAATCGTGTAGAAGATGATATGATTCGTGGTTATGTTTTAAAACAAGATTTTATAAGAGAGATAGATGTAGTTCATCAAAAACTAGATAGAATACTAGAATTAATGATCAAACAGAACTCTAAGTAATCTTAGATAATATTTTTATAGCTTTCTTACGTGTCTTACACTGTTGTGCTTTGAGATTAAGTTTAATTAATTTCCAATGATCACCTGCCTGTTTTATTTGCCTTTCTTTATTCATACAATGTTCACAACTACATTTTTCTTTTAATTGATTGCTGTCCATCCACCTATACTTGCTCTATAAATATGTAAAGTAGTTGTTGATTCTACATAATGCAGTTGACCATTAACTGGATTAGAAGGGAATCCTGTACTAGTTGTAGAAGCCACAGCATTTGCATACTGCCAATTTGTCCCATCATGTACTCTAAATAAAAAAGTACTTGCTGTATCAAGCCAGGATTCACCTTTAGAGAAACTGGAGAAACCTGTAGGAGAATTATTAGGTTGAGTAGAACCTACATGAATAGGTCCAACTTTAATTAAACCTGTACTGGGAGAAGCAACATTATCTGCAAAAAACAATCCGGGATCTCCAGAATTTATATTTATACAAAGTTCACCAGCTGCTATTCGAGTAGGAACTGGTCTATCACTTAATAAACTTGATCTTCTAGTTTGAATTTGTATTGTCATGTTTTAATTTATATAGAGTCCTGCATCTACATTTATAGATTGTTCTACACCTGGATTATAAGTTGAACAATCCATAGAACTTATTCCTGTACCTGTTATCCGTTCTCCATTTAAATATGTTCCACCTTCTATTTCTCCAAATTGAAAGTCAGGTGTGAAATCAGTGAGTGGTTGATTAACTAATCCAATACGGACATCTTCTATTAAATCAAAATCTAAATTAAGAACTTTTTGCATAGTCATTAATGTAGTAGCTGCATTATTCAATATTTTTCCATCACGACTTAATTCACTACCTTCACGTCTAATAGTATCTGTAAGTTTCATGGTTACAAGAGTAGGATCAAATTGAGCTGTTTCTTCAGGTGAATTACTCTGTCCAAACTCAATATTTTTATTTCCTGTCCAAGGTAATCCATAACCTAGAAGTGCCATTCTCTCTGCAGCTTTTTTAGTGCGTTCCTGTTCTTTTTCAAAATTTCTATAAAACTTATCCAATGCATTACCAGCTGGTTGATCATTGGGTTCACGTAACCATACATCTACATACTCATGTACCTTTAAATTACTTACAGTACAGTCACCTTGTGTGGTGCCTGAGAATGGGTAGATAATTACAATCGTATTTTCATCTGGAACAGAACTTATTACATATTGTCCATCTAATAAATTACCACTCGTAAAATCAATGGAAACTCTTTTATTAGGTAGTAATCCATGATTGGTTATTGTTATTGATACATTAGGTCCACTCTGTAAATATCTTCCTTCAAAACTAAATGGGTCATTACCTTCATCATGCTTCATAGAAAATAAAGCTGCATAAATATGTTTACACCAACGAGTCTGATAATATAAAAGACCTCCAAAAGATCCCTCTGGATCATCATTATATTCTGGTATCTCATAAAAATTACCAGTAGGAGAATATCCGAAATCATTATGAACTCCTACATTATCTCTAGTGTTAATTACATTACCCTCTCTATCCTGTATTGTTCCAGGGATTACACTCTCGATACCAGTATTAGGGAACCTCTCATTAGTTTTATCTTTATATAAATTATATTTTCTACGACGCATGAAATCTGGACAATTACACTGATATCTAACTTCTGTGGTAAGAAATCTATTTTGTGAAGCAAGAAATCCTCTAGGTGCAGGCACTACTGTTTTTGCTTTATTATTAGCAAACTCAACTCCATAACTTTCTTCACGTTTAAATAGTATTTCATCAGTGTTTAAATCAACTCCAGTTACTGTATTACCTACATAATTATTAAAATCAAATCCTTTTACTCTTCTAATTACTTTTAAATTTCCGTTAGTTGTTGTACTTACGATTGACTCTGCTGTAAATTCAGTTGCACTAGTGACTATTACTTTATATAAACCGACCTTTGTATTACCAGTTGACACTTGCAGGAACACTTGATTATCTGTAGATAATCCATGAGGAGCATTACAGGTTACAGTAACTGTATTACCTGACTGGGAATATGTACTGTTGATTCCTGAGTCACGCTCTATCACACGATCAACAAGTCTTTCTCCTGCTAACAATGTCACTGGTGTTGGCATATTTCTTAGCTTTACTCTCTGCTCTGTCCACCTAGTATCAGCAAAGCCTTCTGCAGTATCAGAAAATTCCTGCCTAACATTTACAGTCCCAGCTGTTGTTACTGAAGCTGCACTTGTACATGTAAAGGTATCATCAGTTACTGAGGTTATAGTCAATGTTTCATCTACTGCAGTTCCAGATGTGTAATTAAGAAATGCACTTTCTCCTACACGTAAACCATGATTGACTAAAGTTACAACAACAGTGGTACCAGTTTTGTTATAAGTTCCTGCAGTTGCTGCAGTGACATATCTAACAGCATCAATGGGTAGACCAAGATCATAAAGATTAAGGCTATTGGCATCACGAATACCAACTGTATGTTCTCCTTCTTCATTACCAGCACTAGGAAAAGTAAATATTCTAACAGGCACAAAAAGACCTGGAAAGAATTGGAATGTAAAGAACATTCTAAAATCTCCCCTAGTGTTTCTGCCTGTAGCGGATGATCCTAAATATTGTTGAGTTATACAGTAAAGTTCATATCCACGTCTCCATCTTGACCATGTACTATCAAAATCATAGAATCTTACTTCACTATAAAGATCCTGCTCTCCTGGAGGAAAGAATTGATAAGGAGTCTCTGCAAAATCATTTTGAATTGACTTCTCTTTCTTTAATACGGCATCAGAAAAACCTTTAAAAGAATTATCGAAAGACGTACCAAAACTAGATCGTCTTCTTGGCATCTTTAAGGTTCACCAGGATAAGGATATTTAATGCGAGGACCAAAATCACCTCTCTGCCAATTGGTAGCTAATTCATTTGCCATACACCAACTTTTTTGTTTTGTCTCTTTTACTTTGTCACAAGGATCTTTATATGAAGCAGTTAAATCCTCATAACCGGATACAGGTTTCATTTAATAATAACCACCTTGAATATTTACATAGAATCCATTAGTAAGAGAACCTATCCCACTTACACCTACATATAATGCTGATCCACGAGGTAACATCAGTCCTCTCAGTTTAGGAGCAAAACTATTATTAGCACTACCGAAGTTAGCTGATCCTGAATGAACAACAGGTGAGTTTATAAATGGAAGTATTAATTTTTCACTTAAACTAAAATTTTGCTCAGATGGAATAGTTTCAACACTAGCAACAAATAGAGGTAAAAATTGACTGGTTCCTGTTATTGTAGTTACATTCGTTAGATAGAAAACAAAATCAATAGGTTCTTGTATATTTACATTACTGGTAGTAATGGTTCCTGAAGTGGAACTAGTTGCAGTAAATGTATTTTCAGTAGGCACTGTTGCTACTGTTACTTCTTCCTTTGGAGCTCCACCACTTTGTACATCAAAATATAATTTCTGTCCTACTTTAAGATTATGATTAGTTAGAGTTACAGATAAAGTTGTTCCTGATCTTGTATATGTAGCTGCAGCAGCTGTTACAGGGTCCATAACTATATTTACATCTTTTGAATATCTTATAAATATTTCATCTATATATGCACCACTGATTTGAGTGTCTGTTAAAGATTGATCAACATCAAATACTTTAGTCACATTACCAATTGAAGTAGGTAAGAGACTGGCAGAAAATGTTTGTCCTGTCTGTGTTCTAACAAGAGTACTGGTAGATGCTGGTCTATCCAGCATCATTGGTTGTTTATTTGTTGAGGTAGATGCCAATTTACTGTCCTTCTTTTAAGTTTATTTTAGCGTAACTATTTATCGTCTTTTTTCTTTTTAGCTTCTCTAGCTTTTTCTAGAGCTTCCATACGCTTTTCTTTATCAGACATTTTTTCTTCACTACCATCTTCTTTCTTCTTGTTCTTGTTTTTAAAATATTCAAGAAGCTGAGGTGGCATCTTTTTTTCTTTAGCCATAATAATTAAGTAAGTGCTATCTAAGTTCTGTAGCAAACATGAGTCTGGTTCCAACTGCTACATCAGCTGGTCCGGGAAGTGCCTGTATAAATTCAGCACCCTCACGATTAAATCGATATCTAGCTTGCTCAGGATTACGATAATTAGGCACGTAAAGATGTTGAGCTAAACGATCCGTCTCATATAAGTATATACCAGTCCATGTTTTGAGAGTGTCTTTATAATCAGTTGTACTGATAGTTCTATCCACGTCACCAGCTATATTTTCTCTTCTTCCAGCAGGTGTAATATCATTGTTTAAAATTCCTGTCATATCTGTTCTCTTCTCTGCTTCATCACATCTTCCAACCTGTTCAACTATTTTACTGAACCAGAAAGAATCTTGAATGTTATCAAGAGCTTCTTCTAATCTAGCTAAGTCACCAGCTGGTATAGATGTTTGATTATATCCTAAATGCCATTTACATTTTGATTTAGTAAATTCATCAAGTTGCATTATTCAACACGAATAAGATTATCTTTTATTAGTTCATCCCAGTCAATACGCTTAATAGATTTAAGCTGATCTAACTTAATGAACTTTTCGCCTAACATGGAAGATTGTAAATCTTTTATCTCCCTAGCTGTCTTTAATCCTACACCAGGCAACGCATCAGCAAGTTGTCTAGCACTGGCAGTATTGATGTTAACTCTAGTATCTACAGGAAAAATTTCTTTCTTTGTAGGTGTTGCAGGTTTAACACCTTCTGATGCTAATTGAGCAGTTAGACGTTCTTCAGTTTTAACTTTCTCTGTAGTCTCTTGTAACTGAGGAATCAAATCTACCTCATTTACATAATGAACTTCATCCTGAGAATCAGTACACATTACAATTCCATCACCATGAACTGAAACCTTTTCAAGTAATGCACCTGTTGGCTTGTATCTGTATAACATTTGATTAATTTTTATCTATATAAATAGAATAACAACCCACACTTTTAGTGCAAATAAAAAAGCCGAGCATATGCCCGGCTCCTTTATAAATACATTAAGTATTAAGCGTCACCGCCACCGACTTGAGATACAAAGTCAACTAGACCTTGAACATCATTCCAGCCTACTGCTGCAGATGCACGAACATAATTTACTCTTGCGAGGATATATGCAGCTCTACCTGCATCTGAATCATCATCAGAGATAAATACTCCGTCTCCATTAACTGTTGTACCAGTAATACCGTTGACATTGTAAACCTTGAAGGTTGTGTCAGCAGTTACTTTGTACATCATGGAGTTTGCAGCATCCTGATCGTCAATACCAGATGTAGTTACTGTTGACCAGAATGGAATGATACCATCATTAGTACCATCAGTTGATGTGTTGCCTGTTCCTTGAGCAATACCGGAAGCACCAATATCAAGTAAGGAAGAAGCTGCTGCTAAACCATTAGCCTGAGTTCCAGGAACTCCAAGAGGAGCACCACCATTATCAGGACCTAGAAGAAGGAATTCTCCGTTAGTACCTTGAAGGTCAGCTGTCACTGGGGAAGCTGGGAATGTTGCCAAACCGCCTGCAGGAATATCCTGAGCGATTGCTAATGAAGCCTGATATACATAAGCAGGGTTTGTTGAACTTGCCTGCACGACTAGAGATGTACGATCATCTCTAACACGATCATCAGGACGACGATCTGGAGAAGGAATTGTGATATCGAAGCTCTTGAAGTTAGCTTTTGTTCCTGTTTTATTAGAAACTTTGATAAAACCAACTAGTTCAAAGAAATCGAGACCAGGCCATCCATGCACACCCTCAGTGTTGTATGAGGATAAGCGGGAAATTTGATTACCGGGCTGTAAGATTGCTCCGGCTTCTGCTTTATAAGATGCCATGTTTAATTATCCTCCTTAAATATCACTAATTGTGAATGCTACTGTGATGAAGTCCTTATTCAAGTTTGCAAATCCAGCATATAGCTGCCAGATAAGAATGATAAATCTGCTGAAGTCATCATTGTTGTTAATGAGAACTTGAGCATTAGGACCACCAACACCAACACCAATTGCTTGTGGACCGAAGAACAGAGCTGGAGGTGTGTCGTGTGAAACGGCACCATTACCATCACCTGTATTAACGGTTATTGATTTGGAGGGCATGTTAGTTGTTTCGAAGAACCTTACACCTTCAAACACGAAGCCTGATGGCATTACAGGTTCACCAGCAACAAATTGTGCTTGACCAAACTGTCCACCCTGATAAATGGAAGCATTAGGAGCACCCATTCCCATAAGAGGGTTAGGCTGACCCATGCCAGGGTATCTAGCAACTTCTCTGAAGCCTGCATCAGCTCTTAGATCTTTCATGAATGAAGGATCAGCTACACAACGGTAGTAGCCATCTGCGAAAACAGGAACATTACGCTTACGTAATCCTTTTACAACTTCGAGAAGGTCTGACTTTACGTTAAACTTATAACGCTCTGCAGCAAATTCTGCAGCTGTATAAGCAGTCAGAGTTGTGGAGTTTGTTTTTACTTTACTATTTGGATAGTAATAACCACCTTGTGAATCACTTGATTCACCACGAGATTCAGACTTGAATAGTTCATCTAGGAATACTCTGTCTCTCCATCTTCTGTAGTCATCTAACAATGTTAGAGAACCAATTGATTGATGGAACATGTTGAGGTTACCTGTGTCTAACAGCAAACGCTGTGCAGTCATCAAGGTCTCACGAGCAATCTTGAATGTACTTGGAAGATTAGTATTAGCTGGATCTGCTGGTCCTGTGTACTCACGGAGTGAGACAAGAACTTTGTCTTTTACGATTGATCTGCTGTTAGCAGTACCAATTGTTTGATCCTGTGTACGCTCTCTAGATGTCTTTGTGCCTGGAGCACCGAAGAATCTATATCTATCTAACTGTACAGTCTGACCTGGTTGTTTTGTGAAATCGTGTACTACGACTGGCTCTGTGGCCATTTCCACGATGTATGCAGGGTGGGGCCTATATAGCTCCGCACCAAGCAGTTTTGGAAAATCGTTATCTATAAACATATTTAAGTTTCAGTT